GCTCTTCCCTCACCAGTACGTCAACCCCTGGCACTGACGCATAGACTTTGGTCACATGCAAGCTCACGATCTGCCCATCATCCCGGTAAACAATCCCATTCAGGCCATCCAGCACCGATTTGGCGAGATTGTCTATGTCCGGTTTCTTGATAGGCCTCTCTAAGCCCTTTAAACAGGCCTGCAAGCGCTTCTTAGGGTATGACTTAGGGATAGGTAGCCTGATATAGAGATAGACCGCTGTAGGCGTTTCTAGCGGCTCGGTTTGCCCCATGGCCTGTTGCGCGGTTTCCCGGACGATGGTTTCGTAGTCGCTGGTTTTCTTTGGTGTGTACGTCCGGACAAAGCCCGCTTTTGCGCTGTATCTGGGTCTGCCCTTGGGTACTGGGTTTGCGTCAACCGTGAACTGCACCATGAAAGTCATTTGCTCCGCTCCTCGTTCATCAGTCGCCGCAGCTCGGTTGCAGCCTCAAGCCCGCGTTTTCGTTCAATGGCCGAAATAATACCGGCCCACCATATCCGGGCCTGCTCCGCCCCATCGGCACGGGCCTTGCGTTTGTATCTCTGAACCCATTCTTTGGCCTCCGTGCGCCTCATGTGCGTCAAGGTCTCCGGTGAGCTGTAGGGCGAAGTCCACGATCCCAGGCGGGTAGTTGACACCCTCTCGTACCCGGTCGAGGATTTTTTGCGCTTGTTCATAGGTCATGATCCCCTCCTAAGTTGCGCCAAACGCTCGCGGATGTGGTCAGGCATGGACACAGTTCCCGCAATGCGCTCCTGGTACTGCTCGGCCATCGTCACGGGTTTCTTGATCTCCGGGATCTCTGCGCCGTCCCATCGCTGCTGGTTCAAGTAGACCAGAGGAGCCGGTACAAATGCCCCATTGTCTTTGCGCCACTGGTCTGTTGTTTTCATCCACTCCACATGCTTCAAGATCTGATCGGCGCATGTCTCGTAGTAGTGCTTTTTCCACTTCGCTAGACAAGCAGCCTTTGCGCCTTTTCTGAATGACTTGGGCCATGCTGCCCAGAAACGATCAAAGCCAGATTCAAACATTGTTCTTCTCCTGGAGCTTTTTCATCAGCTCTCTGGCGTGTGTTTTCCAATGGATAGCCTGAGATTGCGCCCACATAAGCTGCCGCTCGTCATTTTTTTCTAGCCTCTCACGCAGGGAAATCATCAATAGCATGATCTCGCTGAAGGGCATCTTTTCTTTCAGCCCATCGGTTGTAAGCGAGTTCAGTGCGATCAGTGCTTGTTCCATCAGTTGTCTGTCTGTCACTCTTGGTCTCCTTGTCGTTAAAGATCTCGTACCTTCCACACCCCACACACCGCCACGCGGTTCTGTTTTGAGTGAGTTGGCTTTGTCCTACTACTCCACCACACTTGCACAGTCTCATCCTCTTATCCCCATGTATTCCACAACCCTGCTTTTTGGTGGATGTCTGAGCAAAGCACAGCCTTACCGTGATCAACATCAAGGTTCGCTCTGTGCCCTGCTTTCCGGAGCCATGCCGTCGCATACGCACTATCCCAGACTTGTTTCAACCGCCGCGCTCTAGGAATTCGCCCACGCTCCCTGCTCTGGCTTGCTCGTGTAACAGGGTTTTTAACAGGCTACCACCGACGTACCGCATAGCCTGCGAGTCGCGTAGACAACAAAAAAGCCGCTTACTACTGCGTCCGGTAGTTGTACCCTTTCGGGTCAGACGCATGAGTAAACGGCTTCACTTTGTTGACAACTACGACAACGGGATGAAGTTTCTAGGATTTCTTGGCGCTTGTCAAGCCCCCACGAACCACTCGGGTTTGATGACCATCAACTGATAGACCCTGCCCTTTGGCATTCTCACCCACTGGTTCACCGCTCCCCTGGTAACTCCCAGGATACGCGCCAACTCGGCCTGCGAACCCGCCAGTTTGATCGCTTCTTCTTTGGTCATCCGTACAGTGTACTCTACATCTACCAACCCCAGGCTAGGGTTAGTCCCTATGAAAAAGTCTTGTGTGGCGTTTAGATAACTGTACAATCAAGCCCATGCCGCAGCATCCCGCAGCGGTCTTTAAGGAGAGAAGATGAGTATCGAGAACCTGCTCAAGACTAACGTCAACGAGCATACCGAGAAGAAGTCCAACCTGACCTACTTATCGTGGGCTTGGGCCTGGGCAGAAGCGCTGAAGGCTGATCCAGCCGCCACCTTCAAGGTGGAGACATTCAAGCGCGATCAGTACACCGAAGAGCCGTTCATGACCCTGCCAGGAGGCACTGCGCTGGTCTGGGTCACCGTGACGATCTTTGGTAAGCCCATGACCTGCCAGCTTCCAGTTATGGATCACCGCAACAAGGCGATCCCAAACCCGGATGCTTTCCAGGTCAACACCGCCATTATGCGCTGCATGACCAAGGCTCTGAGCCTACACGGCCTGGGGCTGTACATCTATGCCGGTGAGGATCTTCCCGAAGGCGCACCATCGCCAACAGATGCAGAAGACGAGGCTTTTGAAGAGAAGCACCTGGAGGCATTGCGTGATGCTGCCATGAGCGGTATGGATGCCCTTGCTGCGGCTTTTAAGGCAATCCCAACATCTCAGGCCAAGTCCAGGTTCTGGGCCAAGCACCAAGCCAGCCTCAAAGATGCAGCCAAGCAGGAGAAAGCAGCATGACAGACATCAACACAGGCGGGCCAGCGTTTCCTACAACGCAATACGCAGGCGGCATTAGGCCAACAGGGCATGACGGCGGCATGACCCTGCGCGATTACTTTGCGGCAAAGGCTTTAAGCGGCTTGATCGGTTTATGGACTGAGAGCAGCCGTCATTTAAAAGCAGGTCAAACTCTTGATGAATTTGTATCTGAACAGGCATATGCCTATGCCGACTCCATGCTGAAAGCGAGGCAATCTAATGGATGAGCAGCGCACAGACGAGTGGTTCCAGCAGCGCCTGGGTAAAGTCACCGCCAGCAATCTGCACAAGGTCATGGTCAAGACCAAGACAGGATACGGTGCTGATCGCGGTCACTACATGACCCAGCTCGTGCTGGAGCGCATCACAGGACAGCGAGCAGAAGGTTACACCAGCTCCGCTATCCAGTGGGGCATCGAGCAAGAGCAGTTCGCTAGAGCCGCATACGAGGCCTATAGAGGCGTTCTGGTGGAGGAGGTGGGGTTTATCCCTCACCCGACCATTGCGATGGCTGGAGCGTCTCCTGATGGCCTTGTTGGGGCTGATGGCATGGTCGAGATCAAGTGCCCAGAGTCCAAGACCCACCTGGAAGTGCTGCTGTCAGCAAATCCAGTGTCGGGCCAGTACTTCGCTCAGATGCAGTGGCAGATGCGCTGCGCTGATCGGCAGTGGTGTGACTATGTAGTGTTTGATCCACGGTTTCCTGCCAAAGCCCAGTTGTTCATTGCTAGGGTAAATCGGGATGACAGGTGGATTGAAGAGACTGAAACTGAAGTCAATAAATTCTTGGCTGAAGTGGAAGAAAAAGTGCAAGCGTTGAAACTGAAAATTGGAGAGTAAAGATGAGCAAAGTGTTGAAAGAGATTTCCTGCGTCACAGGCGAGTACAAGAACGCCCAGGGCGAGGTCAAGAAGCGTTACAACCGCATTGGCAGCATCATCGAGACAAAGAACGGCCCGATGCTCAAGATCGACAGCATCCCTCTCAAAGAGGGCGGCTGGGACGGTTGGGCGTACATCAACGACCCTAAGAAGGAAGATGTCCAGGCCCGTCCTGTGCGTCAACCCAAGCCTGACTTCAACGACGACGTTGACTTCTAATCATGAACAGCGCCCGTCTTGAGAACAGTGACAGGCTAACCAGGGTGTTGAAGTTGCTGCAAGTAGGTGGCGAGTTCACCACTCTGGACATCATCAGAAACGCAAATGTCTGCGCCGTCAACTCAATCATCTCTGAATTACGGCAAAACGGCATCAACATTTCCTGCCAGCGCAGGGGTTCAAATTGGTACTACACATTGGAGAAATCATGAATCATCAGACCATCTCAATCAAAGTCAAGAACGGAGAGCAAAACGTCTTCGTGTCTTTTATGAACAACCACAGGATCCTGCTGTCCATCTATTGCGGAAACGGCTCGATGAACGTCGCGCTTGACAAAGGTCAGATCGAAGAGCTGATCGATGCCCTGGAGAAGACTCAACTCAAAATTGGCGATAACTGCACAACCAACTGACTCGGATCAATGGCCGAAAGCGGATGCTGTGCTCTAGCGACGATCCAAGTGCTCGGCTTCCAAGCAAAGTACAGACGCAGCGAGTAGGCCAACCTCTCATGAACCCATTTGACAAAGACTACAAGGCTCAACTGTCGTTCAGAGATCTAGAGACTGATAGGAAGCGCTCTTATCAGGCCTCTAGAGTCCTCAACGACAAGCGCAAGACCGGCGTAGAGCCATACCCATCATTAGCCCAACGCATTGGTGCTTATGAAGGCACAAACCCTCGTGATGTCACTGTTGACATGCCCAAGATGAAACGGAGTAGAAAGTGAAAGTCGAGAAGAACATCCCAATGCCAGGAGTTTTCCCGTTCTCCCAGATGCAGCCTGGAGACAGTTTCTTGATCCCTGGCCATATCAAGCGCAGCACCGCATCAGTTGCTGCCAGACGCTACGCACAAAAGCACAAGGTCAAATTTGTCAGCCGCAAGATGGACAACGGGGCCATCAGAATGTGGCGGGTCGAATGAGCATCGAAGCAATGCAACTGGCACTGGAGGCGCTGACGCGCATTTGGGAGGACGGGCTTGAGAACTTCCCGGAATCTGGACATGACGCAGCCATCACCGCCCTCCGCACCGCCATCGAGTCGGCTGAGAAGCAAGAGCCGGTGGCGCACTCTGTTGTGGCTGGTGCCTTGTTTGATTTCATGGGTTGGCTGACGTCACGCGATAAGCGCCTGACGCTTTCCAGCACTGACGAGGCAGGCCCTGCGGTTGAAGCCACCACAGAGTTCGCCAAGATGCGCGGCTTGCGCCTTGAGGATGCACAGGTCGAACACTGGCAAGCGATCCTCACCACCCCACCCGCAGCACAGCGGCAATGGGTTGGGCTGACGGATGAGCAGATCAATCAGTATGACTACCAGTACCGCGATCTCCTCTATGACGTTGAAAAGATGCTTAGGGAGAACAATGCATGACCCGCGAAGATCTAGTCAAATGGGCGCGAGAGGCTGGGTTCATGTTCTGCGAGGAATCATACAAGCACCAGCACAACTGTTTGTTTTACGGCGGCTATGCGGTTGATGAACAGCTTGAACGCTTTGCGGCGCTTGTCCGTGCTGATGAGCGCGAGGCGTGTGCAAAGGTGTGTGAAACAAAACTCGGCCCAACGGCGACAGATTTCTACGGAAAAACTTACGCCGCCGCCATCCGAGCAAGGGGGCAGTCATGAAAGAAGACATCATCCGCATGGCGCGGCGGGCTGGGGCGCACGACAATGGATTTGAGGTTCGCTTCGTAGAACCACGATACCTTGAACGTTTTGCCGCCCTTGTCGCCGTAGCCGAGCGCAACAAGCTGGCTCAGTGGATGATGGCGCGGGGCTACGCCACCGGCCACGGTGATACGACCGAAGACCTGCTGCAAGAGCTGGAGTGGCAGATTGCCGAGAACTGGACGAGGGGGATGGTCAATGGCGTGCAAGCCGAGCGTGAGGCGTGCATCGACATCGTCGCAAGACACGGCGGCAGCGTTGAGATTGAAGCCGCCATCCGCGCAAGGGGAAACACATGACAAATGAACAGATAGCAAGCCTATGGCGTGAGCATCAAGAGGTGCATACCTTTGCCCGTGCAATGGAGGCAATCGCTGCACAAGAGACTCGTAATGCGTGTTCAGCACTACTGGAAGAAAACGCCATGCACTGCACAAACCCTCTCTTTCGCAACCTGCTGCAAGCAAACGCCCAGGCCATCAGAGACATCGGCAAAGACGAGATGCCTCTATTTGATGACTGGGGATGCCCACCGTGCAATCAGAAGTGCAACCAGGGCAGAGAATGCCCGTGGAGGAGCCATGTTCACCAATCCTCGTAGGACAACATCGCTACTCAAAGGCAGGCTGCTGCTCATCTCAACAGCAGTCCTAATCTTCTTTATCCTTGTGGGAATTTTATGAAGAACATCTTAGACCCAAAATTCAAGTACATTCCGGCAGCCGCCACAGACGTGCAGCGCACATGGAGAAAATTCGGTTGGAGACCACAAGATGAAGTGCCCGGTTTGCGGAACATGGACAACAGTCGAGACAACAGTCCAAAGAAACGGATCAGTGTACAGACACAGGAAATGCGGTAATGAGCATAGCTTCCACACAGAAGAACACCCAGTCGTTAAAAAAAGCCACGGAGGCCCAAGATTTCGCAAGCTGGCCAACGGATCAACTGATCAAGTTCGCGCATGACTCGCTCCAAAAGATCAACGATCTAGAGGAAGAGATCGCCTACATGAGAAACGATCTGCGATCAGCGCTACAAGCCTACAGATCAGTTGTCAGAGAGAAAGAGGCTTCTCTCGTCTTTGCGTCTTCTGACAAGCCCAGGTAGCTCTTTGCCGCCACCCTTAGTCCACTGCATGAAAGCCTCCGCAGCCTCTTCCCACTCGCCACGGTTGGCCTTCATGCGGATGGTGCTTCGCTGGAGGTTGCCCGCTCCGATGTTGTAGGTCAGACAGACCAGAGCGTCAAACCGGCTTTGATAGCCAACAACGCCGGGAATAAGTCGTAAAACAGCACGTTCAAAATTTGCGAGGTCAGCCTTGAATAGCGCAACCAGTTCTTCCTTGGGCCAGACACGATTATGCTCCGAACGAAGTGGGTACTCTTTGCGAATCACGGCGACATTTTTACCGTCAACCCGTGCCATCGGCAAGCGAATTTGATCTTGATACAGAACAGTGCCCCATCCAATCGTCCATATGTGAGCGGGGCAAAGATAAGGGACGTTTTTGAACCCTTCAAACTTGTGCATTAGATGCAGACCAGCTTCAGAAGTCTTCATAAAACTCCCAACCGTTGCGAGCCATCATTTTGCGCAATGTTGGCGTCGAAACTTGGTAATACTCAGCAGCGGTATCAACACCGAAAAAACATGCAATGTCAGTGCACACGGTTTTAGCATGGCATCGATTGCCAATTTTTGCCATTGATTGTTTTTTGCGCGTCTGTTCCGAAGCCACATATCCAATATTGGTTGCTCCTTGCATAGCGCGTTTGGCTTTGATTTTTGCTTTAGTCTCTTCAGTGTGTTTTTTGCCAAGCTGTGGGCTTACCATGCCAGTGGCATACCTGTGTTTCAGAGATTGTGATATTTTTTTGCGCTGTTCAATAGACCTTACCACGCCAGAGTTTTTTGCGCCAATCTTTGCTTTGACCTCTTCTGACATCGGACGGCCTAAGCGATGCAAGTGATCTGCCCTTTTAGACGCGTTATATAAATCGCCATGCCAAATATCTAGCATCGCTTGCTCTAGTTCCTGCGCTTCTTCTCGCGTATCACATGTAGTCAAAACCTTAAACGCAAATGCCGAACCTCCGTACAGACGATACGCATTTTGCAGATGTGCGCAATGATGTTTTCCAAGCCGCAAAAAACTCACATGACAAGCAAGTCTCTTGGAGATGTTTTTGCTACTGCCCACATATGCCTTATTAGTAGGCGCATGGACAATTGCGTATACACCAATCACTTCTTGCTCCACTGACGAGACCCGAACCAAAATCCAATGATACCGCCCAGCATGGCCATCTCATCACTGCTGAAGATCAGCTCCGAGTACTTAACAATGTCGTCAATGCTGGTGATCATGCCAGGGTTGCTGTACAGGTAGTAGCACAAGAAGGCATTGATCAACAATAGCTCCAGCACGAAGATATAGGTCACTGTAGGCCTCACAGTGCCCACATAGTTAGCTACCCATTGGCTGGCCTTCTCAAGCACCTTCTCGTCGTGTTTAAGAGCCGCCTCGGTCATCTGCGCCTCGGTCTGCATCATGACCTGATCAGTGCGGATCTCCTCGATGCGCTGTTGAGCAGCATATCCCTGAGACGCCATAGCCAACTCACGCTCGTTTTGCATCCTGGCCAGGGCAAGCTCATGCTTCTGGTCGCTCTTGTTCTGAAAAAACTCCAGTAGCTTGGGCAAACCAGAGATCAGCAAGCCGCCTAGGGTAGAGAATAGTGACAGCATTTATTGCTCCTTGGGTTACTCTAGCATTCCGCGCCGACGCATTTCAGCCTCAAGTTGCGCTTCTTCATCCGGAGCCTGCTCTGTAGGCATAGCCGTGGCTGGCGATTCTGGAGCGCCAACATCCAACGCTGGGCCGCCACGAGCAGCGATCACGCCCGTGTTCTGACTTAGTGTTTTGATAGCGTTGTAGGCTTTTTCCGCAGTCGTTTTCTTCTTGGCCAGATCTAAAAGCAGTTTTCGGTTGTCAGGCTCGAACAGCATCTTAGATAGAGCGGCAGGATTAGACAGCGTGGAGTTGACAAGCGCTGCAAACTCGCCGGCAATAAGGCCGGCTACTGATGTACCACCTGCTGCCCGAGTGGCTGCATACGCCGCCGATGTACGACCACCGGCTCCAGAAGCGCTTTCCTTTGCCAGAACTTGCTGCATGAACTTAACTGCCAACTGAGCGTCTTGCAAATCTCTTGGGTTAGGGAACAAAGTAGCAAGATCGCCTTTTGACTGAAGTGCACGAGCAATTTTCTGGATGTCATTGCCCTGACCCTTCGCCAGAACCTCGTCCATCCTAGACCGACGAATCGTATCTAACACTGCTGCAACATCTGCATTCGGGCTTGACTGCATCACTTCGATGAGCAAGGCTTGCTGCGATGCAGGCTTGCGTTTCAACTTGGCTATAACATCTTCTGGAACTAGCGCTGATACATCAGGGACATCAAATTCCCTGGTGAGGGGGCGGTTGGCAAACTCTTCAATGCGCTTGATGTTGTCGCGGAAGTTGTTGCGAGCTTGCACCAACTGATCCGCTCCTGGCACATTTGAGTCGATAGCATCGTCCAATGATTGACGGAAACCTTGCAAAACATTCAGCGCTATGCCTTTGGCTTTGCCTGGAGCCACACCCTCAAAGATGTTGCCTTTGCCGAAGTCTACTTTTCCGGAATACGCAGCATCTCCCCAAATTGCCAGATTGTCTTGCAGACGTTTAATGTCGATCTTACGAGAAGCGGCGGCCACTTCTGGCGTTACCGTAACGGAAGCAGGTTGTCCGGTAGGGCCAAGGATGACAGAAGGAGTGACCTTAGCCGGTTGTGCTGGGATTGCGTACTCATCAATAATCCGATCTAACGACTGCTTCAGCGTTGCAAATCCTGGCTCTTCAGGCGCAATAGCAGATAGGCTCCGTCTGGCGGCGTCTACAACTGGAGCGGTATCAATCAAACCGCCAGCACGTTTAGCCGCACCGAAATCTCGTGCTGCATCAGACCGCAGCTTCCCTGACAGAGCCTTACCAAAATTGTTAAACGCATTAAAAACGGATGCGGTCGTCGCTTGTGCGCGAGTCACATCAACAGGTGCGCCTGCGGATCTCTCAAACAAATTAGACAGAAAATTTTCAACATCAAGAGCCTGCCCCTGTCGAAACGCAATTGGTGCCTGACCGCTGGCTGGAGCGGATTCAACACGAGCTTCGGTAGCCAGTTGGGCACGATTTTGACTCAGTTCTCCAGGAGTCATGCGCCCCACACGAAGCAATTCCTGTGTTTCAGCAGTTGAAGGAAATGGCCCTTGCGGCGCATTCACTGCACGTTGCGTACTCAAATACCCTGCCTTAGCAGCATATGGGACGCTTTGTATCGCCAACTGTGCTGCCATGCTCTCTGGCGCAATAGACTGAGCCAACATGCCTGTAGAACCAGCAACACCAAACTCAGCCGCAACGCCAGGTATGGTTCGCGAAAACAACCCTGGTACCCCCAGCGCTGTAAACGCCGCCGCCGGCCCACCAGCAGCACCGAACTCATAAGCTCCTGAGTAGCCCTGTATCTTATTGATGTCTACGCCGGTCAGGTCTTTGATCCCTTGCATAATGCCGGCCGATGAGAACGCGCTCGGGCTTTTGCTTTTGTTGAGGTAATCGTATAGGTTGCCCCATCCACCCAGCAACCCAACAATACCCCTCGCCGAACCTTTGAGCAACGACTCGCCAAAGGTTTGAAGTTGTTGAGGTGTTGTCTTAGGCCCAGCCAGTACGCTTTCCTCAGACACCAGCATCCCACGCCGGCGCATCTCATCTTCAAGTTCTTTAACAGTGGACATTATTTTTTCCTCGCTGCTTCATAACGCCTACGCAACTCTTCATCCGACAAGGCTTGCACACCGCCACCAGCGCCGCCGCTTGGCAACGGAACAGATGGTACGAATCCGTTGAGCGTTCTCTTGTTCTCGGCATAGTCAATGAGCCTTGTGGTTTCGCCAACAATGGATCGGTTTTTAGACACCATGAAATCAATGAGTTGCCTACGCGCAGCGGCGCTATTCTCCAATTGCGGCACTAGGCTTTGGATGAACTTGCGATCCTCGTTAGAGAAGCCTGCGCCCAACTTGCCTCCCAACGCAGCCAAGATGGCATCACCAGCAACTTTTTGATAGTTCTCAGACCGCGCCAGCGTAGCCGAGTCACTAGCCGAAATAAGTCCCAACGTGTTGAGCAGGTTCGTAGCGCCAACGCGGCCGGTAGCAAACGAGCCACTGATAAGACCTTGATCATTAAGCCTTGACAACTGATCAAATGTGTTGAGTGCCGAGATGGCGTTCTCGCGTAACGTGAGCGCGTTTTCATACCTAGCTTTTTGGGCTTGACCTAGACCTTTGGCAAACTCTGTCTCTTGCGTCGTGATAAATTTAGCTGCGCCACGTTCAGCTTTTTTCCCTTGCTCGTCCTCAACTCGTTTATTGACTGCGGCACGTTCCGTTTGTGTAAGTTGTGCAAAAGATTTGTTGTAGACCTCTTGCGAAATCGCCTCTCGGTCTACGCCAAAACTGACTTCACGTCCTTGCAAGTTTGCAATACGTCCACTGATGGCTTGCAGCGCAGAGTTGTCAGGCTGGGCACCTCCAGCAATCAATTGCTCACGCCTTGCGATCAGGCGCTCAATCTCAGTTGGCTTAGCTGCATCACGAAGAGCCTTCTGTTCGTCTTCAAGCTCCTTGCCCTCAATCTCTGCCGCTTTCACACCAGCAGCACGGGCACGACGGATGGTTTCCAACCGCCTCTGAATAACAGCCAGCCTATCCTTCTCAGCGTCAGCACGAGCGGGTGCGGCGGCAGCGGCAGTAGGCGCAGTGGGCGCAACAGGCGCAGCAGGAGCAGCTTGAGGAGGACGCAGCAATGCAAGAGCGGCATCAACTTCTTGAGTCTCTGCTGGAGTGCTAAACCCTCTAGCAAGGCGTTGCGTTCTGGCCATCATGCTAGCGGCCTGTCGATCCAGTGCATCTGCTTGGTTCAATTGAGTTACAGCTCTGGATGAGCGCAGTTCATCTGCCGGAATATTGCGCAGTTGCGCTGCATCTCCAAGAACAGTGCGAATATCATCTTGCACCCTAGCAGGCAGGTCAGCAATCACAGCCTCGTTGAAATACGGTGCCGGAGCAGCCTCTACAGCAGCAGCAGCAGGTTGTGCCGTCGCTTCAGGTTGACCCGCAGCACCTCCAAAATAACCCTTGGCCGCTTCTGCTCGTTCTGTTGCCTTTGCTTGCAATTCTCTGGTTTCTGCAAGAGTTTTGCCAGTAGTTGCTCTAGAAGACGCTGCTGCCGCCTCACTCTGGCCAATGTCAGCAAGAACCTTCATGCGCTGTTGATAAACAGCGGCCAGTTGCATAGCACCCACCGGATCATTAGCGTCTCGCAGAGCCTGGATGCCGCGCAGCATGGACTGAGGGTCTGTAGGATCAGTCTGACGCGCAATAGCGTTTCGAGTGCTGACCATACGCAGTTGAGGATCTTCTCCACCAAGCGCACCAGCGAGTTGATAGCCACCACGAGCCAGTCCGTAACTAGCCCTCTGAAGAGGACTCATCTGTGCGTACTCTTGAGCTTGGCGATCAGCCATCTCAAACTGACGCTGCTGGAGCATCTCCGGCGTAACGCCAAACAAGGAGCCTACGATATCAGTTGCCATTTCTTACCCCTTAGCGACCATAGATGTCGTACTGAGCCGCTTCAAAACCTGTCAATCCAGGGCCATAAGCAGAAGTTCCCAGAGCATCTACGGGTGCCCTGTTGCCAAATATGCTGGCTGCGCTGTTGACCAGAGCAGGATTGCGGCCAAAGCCTGTCAGGAAATCAGCAAACGGGTTGTAGGCATTCGCCACCTCTTGCCTGCCAGAAGCGGACAGACCACCTCTCAGTAAAGCATCTGCTCCAGCCGCAGACTGACCCCTAGCGCCGATATCAATGCCCAGGCTCAATGGCTGTTGACCCAAGCCCTCCAGAGTCCTGGAAGCGCCCAGGTACGTCTCAAACGGAGCCAAGGCACCAATCTGACCCGTGTATCCACGACCAATCAGATCAGCACCAGTGCCAAACAAGCCAGCACCAAACGCCACCTGACGACGACCCTCCTCCGATGCACGAGTAGCCAACTCAGCATCCTGTTGCGCCAGGGCGTTGTAGTAAGCCTCCGTCTCAGGAGTAGTAGCACCAAGGCCAGCAGCGCCGCTAGGACGCTCTCCAGTAGCACCAACAGACAAGCCACCACGACCAGTCTGGAACAGCCTGTTTTGCAGTGCAGCAAACTGACGCTCACGGCTAGGAGCCAACAGGTCTTGCTGACGCATCATGTACTGCTGTGCAGCCTGCTCAGGAGACTGCGCCAAGTACTGTTGACCTAAACCAAACAAGCCCTGACCAGCGCCGAACAGAGGCTGGAACATTTCCTGTCCTGCTTCAGCCTGCGTCAGAGCGCCACCAGTCAATCCCATCAAGCGATCTTGGTAGGCACGAAGCTCAGGCGATAGCTCGTAGCCAGCACCCGTTACACGGCCCTCAGGATTCGTCTCGAAAGTCGATGTGCCAAAGCGCGTGGTAATGCCAACCGGACGGAATCGGGCTTCTTCAGCCGCAATTCGAGCCGCATCAACTTGGGCACGAGCAGATGCTTCAGCCGCTCGACTAGCAGAACGACCGCCTAAAAGACCGCCAAGTACTGAAGCGCCACCCGCAATAAGTGCTGGAACCATGTTATTTCTCCTGAAGCGTAATGCAGATCTTTCTATTCATCTGCTCGAATTCTTGTTTACTCATGACACGCGAAAAGTAGACCTCGTAGGTCTTCTCCACATTGCACACCACTGGCCTTGTTTCATAGATCGAACACAGGTTGTCTTCTGTCAGATGCATACAGTTCACAGCCTTACAACATAGACCACATTTCTCGCACTGCATCAACTGTACTCAATCACGGTGAACGAATAAGTCCCGAGATTGGAAATAGTGTCTGCGCCCTCTCTCTTGGCCTGAATGCGATAGGTGATGGCAGACGTTGTGTTTGGAGAGTCAACAATGTTGGGGGCAAAAGACGCATTGAAGGTGTTGTTCAACGCATGGCCGTTGTACTGGTTGAGCAGCGTAGTGCTGTTACGAACCAGCGCTACCTCTGCACCATTCCCAGCACCTCCAGTACAAGAAAAAGATGCCGACGCAATCAAAAAGAATTTGCTGCTGGCAGACTTTGGAGTAATGCTCAGAGTCAACAGATCGGTGTAACTGCCAGTGCCATTGGAGTATGAAGATCCAGTGGTGGTGTTGACCGTGTGTACCTTGATGAACTGAGAGATAGCACTCTGAACAAACGCCGTGCTAGCAACTTGTGTGGTGTTGGTTGTTGCAGTAGCCGTTGGGGTTGTTGGCGTACCAGTCAGGGTAGGCGATGCTACGTTACCACTGAGGTTGATCGTAGTGCCAGAAAGATTGACGGTGTTGTTGGTCAGCTCAAGCTCAGCAGCACCACCGGCATCCATCGTGATTCCGCTTGTGCCAATATTGATGTAGCGCTCAGCAGATCCAGGAGAAGACAACGACTTGACCGCGAACCGCAGATCGGTGGTGTCTAAAAGACCTCCGGCATTGGTAGACGTTACATCAATGTAAGCCTGTTCTCCAGCAGTAGAACCCCATTTCCCGTTGAACGAAAATTTGCCAACAGAATTCACCTGATTAGAGGTGACGTTCATCGTCTTGCGGAACTCAACAGTGGGCTTGTCAGTCAGCGTAGAACTGGTAGACACCAGAGAGTTGGTGAACGACCCAGCGCCAGCCACAACAAACTTGCCGTAGGTCGCTGGGGTGCTTTCGCCAATGCCAACGTTCGTGCCATCAAACACGAAACCACTGCCAGTGCTTAGGATGCCGCTAGAAGACGAGTAGACAACACCATTGGCCGTGTAGCCACTCTTGTCAGCCTTCGTCGCAACAGCAATAGCGATGTTGGCAAACTCGGTGTTGATCTCAGTGCCCTTGACGATCTTGAGCGGATCGCCAGAAGGAAGAGCGTCTTTGGTAGCGAAGTTGGTGCTTTGAACGTAATCTGACACAGTAATCCCCTTATTGCGCGCTCATGATACTTTGCCGTCTTTGAATTGGATCTCAATCCGTTGAATGGACATCGATGCGCCGTTGATGTTGGTTTCGTATCCAGTCTGAACCATCTTGCCAGACCCATTGACCGGCAGAGATAGCGTCTGCAACGCAACACCAGCAGAATACTCGGCAATCCCGTACTCTCCAATACCGTACTCAGACACACCCTGCAATGGGATCAAGACGTTGCCAGACTGATAGGCAGTGGAGAAATCAAACCCCCACTTCATCGTCAGATACTGATTGGTGCCGCCAATGACCACAACACGCAGTCTCTTAAGGACAGAGGTGACGTTGGCGTTGCCCAGGTCTGCGTGATTGGTGAAGTACTGGAACCGATACGAGGATGTGTGATCCTGATAGGTGCCGTACTTGCCGACATAGCCATTCTTGCCGATCAGCACATCACCGTTACGCCTAGACAGCAGAGCAGTAGGCTCAATGTTGTTCCAGTTGGTGACCCTGAACGAGCCATCCTGTAGCTGCGCCCGAGTGTCAAAGCAATACACCTCTTTGCTGGTTGGCAGCGTCAACAGGTAAAAAGCCTCTGACTCAGAATACACAGACTTAATGTTGGCAGGAGTCTCAGTCGAAACCACCAGCATCAGGTCATTACGGACATTCTTAGACAAGTCCCCAAGAGGAGCAGACTTCTCAACAATCGTCCTGGCAAACGAGCGCACACCAGAGTTGGACAAGAACAGCACGTCCTTACCAGTGGTCTGGATCGAGTCCCTGGCAATGCAACCAATGCCACCCACCGTGTCGCTCAACTGCATCGTCGATGGCGTAGTGGCATCTTGATAGACCAAGATCTGCCGCTTGCCAAAGATGATCAGGAAACCATTGTGAGCAGCAAGCCCCTGGATCTCATCTGCACCATTGGGCCAGACACGATCCACATTCAACGAGCCAGCAGTTCCCGTAGACCAGACATGTCCTGCCAACAGGTCAGAGAAATACACGATGTTCTTGACCGTGGATGTATTGGCCGACCAGAGCCGTCCAAAAGCCGATAGGACGATGTTTGCGCTAGGGACAGTACCCACATAGCCAGTCTTCTCTGAAACGCGCCTATAGGTCGTTGTAGACACCGTAGGATCGAAGATCAGTGGATCATGGCCACTCTGGAAGAAGTAGGTGATGCCATTAAGGGAACTGCACGACCAGTTGCTAGCAGTGATGGTGGGCGCAGACCCTCCCCCCCCATAGGTCAATTCCACAACAGCGTTCGACCCATCGAGTTTGAAGAGCTTGTTGTTGCCAGCAAACAGCACTGTGATCGTGCCGTCAGACTGCACCAACTCATGGATCACGCCGACGTTATTAGCCCCCAGGTTCCCAGAAGACGAGTTGACCCTAGACCAACCTTTGCGAGAACCGATGCGCCCGTAGCGATCAATGATGCAATTCGTTGCAACCAAAGCAAAGCCAGACTCCAGACTAGTCGGGGAGTCTTGCGTGTTCAGCCCAAAGAAGCCTGGGGCAGAAACACTAGCTGTTTGCAGCGGCTGGCTCATATCGCAACAAACTCCTGCGCCTCGGGGTAACGAGTGCCCTCAAGAGCAATGTAGTCAGACAGCATCGAGCGATACAACTGGTAAGCCTCGGACGACGAGAAACCACCGTCCTCACCGCGCTCGATCAAAGCCCTCGCATAGGCATTCTGAGCCACCAAGACATCAGGAACCAGCACAGAGGTGCTATCCGATGTCAGAGTAGCCTGGGGCACGGTTAGAGCGAACTGGAGCGAATAGACGTTATCAGGACGGGCGTACAGCACCACCTTCGTGTCACCACTGCCATCCACGCCATCAAAGGAATAAGCGTTCGGGATGCCAGTGATCGGAGTGGTGAAGTTCTGGTAGCGGTTCATCTCAACGAAGCTAAGGTTCGTCAAGCCCACATTGGCGGTCACGTTGATGGCATCCACCACCTGGAACTTCTGTCCAGCACCGGTCATCGAGTAGATGTAAGTCCCAGCCACAGTAGTGATGGTGACCGTCTGGCCCAGCACATTCCAGGCATATGCGTCCTCGATCTGGCGTTTGGCATCGTTGACAAACTTGCCAATCAGGGTAGAGTAGTTCGTCTGATTAGCGGTTGCGACAGTCGTCTCGCGCAGCCTAATCAGCACATCATTGATGAGTTCTAGGTAGGTCATTGCCGTGTCAATCCTATCTCTTCAAAGGTGGCGATCACAGAAATGGTCGAGCCAGATTCTGATAGCGTAGTGATGTAGTCGCCTTCTTCCAAAACGATGTATTGATTTAGATCAATCTCAGCGAGCGTTGATTTGGCAGAAAGCGTGAACTCAGTCGTGATCGGGATGGTGGCAGCAGCACTGGAGTCATACCAGCTAAAACTGATGTGCTTGTTTGAGCCGCCATTATTCGATGCGTGGAGCAGCACACACTTGGCGTAATAGCCGGTTGGCACTGTGTACAGCGTAGTAGCTGTAGCAGCAGTTAAACTTTTACCAACCGAGAGTAGTCTCACTTCTTGTTCCTCGCAGAAATTGCTTTTGCCTTGGCTACTGCATCCTTTTTGGACGATGCGCCCCAAGCTCTGAGGGAAAGAAGCAGGCGAGTCGGTTCGCCGTCTTTGTATTCAGGCCCAGGCATATTGCCCATACGCGCAAGAAAGGAGGCCCGTCTTGGGTTGTCGCCTGATTTGACAGGAGCTTTTAGGTTCCCGCCTGTAGACTGATTATAGGACTTCCTGCCCTTTTCGTTCAATCCACCAGCAGGATTTTTCCCCTCCTTGCGAGTCCAAGCAGCGGTCTTCATTTCTTCCTCGCGGCTCTCATGTTGTCCACCAAGTTGGGGTACGGACGACCAGCAGCCTTTGCCATCTTCTTGGCAGCAGCCTTCTTAGCCGGTGTCAGCGGTTTAGCAGCGCCCAAGGACTTTGGACGCTTCTTGTCCCACACCTCTTTCACTTCTTCTTCCGGGATTTACCGGCCTCAGATAGTGCAATGGCAACTGCTTGGCGAGGGTTCTTGACAACAGGGCCACCCTTACCAGAGTGCAACTTGCCAGATTTAAACTCGCGCATAACGAGGGACATCTTCTTTTCGGCTTTGGTCTTTTTCATTTGCCGCGACTCATCTTGTTGGTCATAGCACGTTGACCACGCTTGGGCAGCGGCTTAGGCTTGCCAACAGCAACCATGATGGCCACAGGCATAGCCTTCTTAGCGCCATAGGACTTGGACTCTTTTTTGCCCATTTTGGGAGCAGACATCTTGCCGTACATGATCAATCCTTTGTGATAGGCCCACCAGATTTCCAAGCGTCACAAGTGCGGGCCGCTGCACAAGTGAACTGGAACAGGTCGCAGTAGCCAAGATCAGCCGCTGCAACGAATTGCTCGTCGTAAGACAACTCGCCCTCATTCTCGTCTTTTTCCAGACCGCCAACAATGCACTGCATCATCTTGGGCGTTTGAATGAAGGCTGCACAATTACCACAAAGCATCCCCTTGATCGACTCAGTGGGCGCGTTGTACATCTTTGCCTTCTTCAACCAGAAGGCGGTATTAGGCTCATCAGGGTTCGGAGGCCCATATCCATAGTCCTTGAACGCATGATTGCGGTTCTTCAGGTTGATGTGGACATCTTGTGTGGCAATTGGGCA